GAGATCAGGGCCGACGTTAAGATGCTGTTGAAAACATCTGCCCAGAACGACATCCGTGTCGAAGGGCTGGAGCGCAGGGTTCAGATCGTAGAGACTTTTATATCCGAGAATAGGCTGTTCGCCATTAAACCAGAAGAAATTGAAGTTCCTAAGCCAGTTGCTAAGCAACGTAGTTAAGGGGTGGCGTACATCCCTCATTGGGTTGGTGATTATCATTGCCGCCCTAGTAAGTGTTTTCACTAAGGAAATGATTACGTGGACCGATGCCATTGTTGGCATCAGTCTCGGCGTAGGGCTTTTATTTGCCCCTGACGACGCGATCAAGAAAGCCAACCAGTGAAGTATATAAATCTCATATATGGATTAAGGGACCCTAGGAACGACGTATACATGTATGTTGGCAAGACTACTGTAGGCGAAAGTCGTCCATTATCGCACCTGATAAAATCGCATAATACACTTGTAAATCAATGGGTTGAAGAGCTAAGATCTTATGGGATGCTGCCAATAGTTGATGTATTAGAGCGGGATATTGAGCTTGAGTTGCTGTCCGATAGGGAAAGGTTTTTTATATCATACTATTCTGAGATGCATGGGCAATTATTTAATGGCGCACCATCAAACATTGATACCATTTTTAGCCCGTCACTATTGAGTAATGAGGATGTAAAGACATCATTAAGTCTTTTGTCAAAGCCAAGTGAATTGTATAGGAAGTTCAAAACTATGACAGGATTTTCTGATGATGTAATTGGTAGTGTTATTGGCGTAACAAGGAAGACCGTTCATAATATCAAGCGTGATAGTGATAGGGTAGGAATGGGCACTATACTTAGGCTGATGTTCTTTATCAATGAAGGAATTCGTCCTGTGTATGAATACTATTACAAAAAATCAAATGAGTTTCAGGGGAATTATCCAGACAATTATGAGGACTTCCTAATATTCTGCATAACAAACCTAGACTTCTGTAGTAAGTGGTTTAATGCATACTATATTAAATCAACAAAAACACAGACCCATAGTGTAAAGAATGTGTTTAAAAGATCAAAAAGGACTATAATTAAAAATGCGTAGAATAGCATTGATCATACTACTTGCTATTGCCTCTTGCAACCCCGTGAAACGCGTCCTGAAAGACCCAGAGAAGTTCGATCAGGTGGCGGAGGAGGTTATTCGCCGTGGACGTTGTGTCAACGATACAACGATCGAGACCGTGATCAAGGACTCCATTGTCTACCGGGACTCGGTGGTGGAGAAGATTGAGAAGGTGCCTTGTAAGGATTTCGATACGACTATCGGTCGTGCCCGGATCAAGGTCAGCTCGGGGGTATTAACCTATACCTATAAGGACTCTGTAGTCTACAGAACTAAGACAATAAAGGAGACGGTAAGAGACCGCTCTCTAGAGGACATTTTGAAGAAGGATGTTACTGGAGCCCGGGATAGTCTGAAGCAGGCGCTCTTTGAAGTCAAGGAGCTGAAGTCTGAGCTGAAGGCTACCAAACGCGAGGCAAGAAACGATAGGGTAAAATTGTGGCTTATCATAGTAGCGCTCGTGATCTTTGCTTTTAGGAAACAGATTCTAGGACTAGCAAAGGCATTTATCTAATGGCGCTCTTTAAGGTAATGGCAGCTCGGGACGGTAAGCACGCATGGCAGGCTACCGGAACCAACCCTAAGACGGATCGCGAGATCACTCTTAAAGGTGGAGAGTCCAAGCACCGTGGTAAGTGGGGAGAGAAAGGCGGGAAGAGTGAAGGTCAGGTAAAGAGCTTCTTTGCACGTCACGCCAAGAACGACAGTCCTGTTGCTTTTATTAACGCCCTGAACTGGAAGAAAGGAAGCCAGATCGGTAAGACAGTAAACATCCCTAACAGTAAATTCTAATGGACCTCAAGGTAATCCACGATACAATCCTATACTTCCTGAATAAAGAGCAGAACGGTTTCGTCACACACGCCGAGATCGATCTGGTTCTGGATAAGGCACAGCTGGTTCTGTTCAATCAGTACCACACAAATCCAAAGCTGCCTGCAGCTAACCAGTCATCTATATACGGCGAGTCTCAGCGTATCGACGATGCTATTAGCATTTTCAAAGACAAGTACACGTTTGCAAACATAGACACCCCCGGTGGTGTCATAACCCTTCCGGGCAACTACCAGCACCTTCTGAGTCTGTACACAACCGTGTACAATGCGACACTGAGTCGTAACGTATACTCAGGGGTACAGGTGTTGAACGAGGAGGAGCTGATCGAGCGTCTGGAGTCTCAGGTGATTCCTGTCACCCCGGATGACCCGATCGCAATCATGAACAAGCAGAACAAGATTCAGTTGTTCCCGGAGAGTCCAGCTACTGGCGCCGTGTTCTACCTGCGTCGTCCTGCTGTTCCAAACTTTGTATACACACAGTCTGGTCGTACCATCACCTATAATTCAGGTAGCTCTACTCAGCTGGAGTGGCGCGACATAGACATCCAGAATATTATCGTAATCGCTCTATCATATTATGGTCTCAACATGAGCAGTGCTGATGTAATGCAGTTTGCTCAAGTGAAGGAGGCACAAGGACAGTAAGATGGCAACAACTAAATATAAAATAGCGGAGCAGGTACAGCGATTGCTGAAGGGGAATCCCATTGTAGGCGATCGTGTGCATATCAATGACATCAAGTTGTTGGTGGAGCAGGTTGCCAACCAGTTGTTGAAAGCTGAGACACTCAGTGTAAATATGGCGGATGGCGACAGCCTACCCCCGAACTGCATGATCTATACGTACGACAACGTGCCCGTTAGTACGTACAAGACTACCAAGAGTAAGGCTACACTGCCTTCTATTCCAGTGAGTCTTCCTCGTAATATGGGCGTATTTCACGTATCAAAGACCGATGCCATCGACGAGCCGTTCATCCCGATCCCTGCTAGCACCTACGGTATTGTTAAACCGCAGGCTTTGCTTGGTGATCTGTCTGGATTGATTGGATACGAGGTGATCGGTAAGGATATCATCTTCACTCAGAACCTTCCCGGCCAGAGTGTGAACAATGTATTTATCCGTCTGGTTGGAGTTGACCTAAGCCAGATTACAGACTACGAATTAATGCCACTCTCTTCTGATATGGAGGCGCAGATCGTGCAAACCGTTTTTGCGCTGATCGCTCAAGCTCCTCCAGCAGACCGAGCTTTGGCGCCAAAGGAATAATAAATGAGACTTACAACACTTGATAAGATTGTTCGCAGCGCCCTGTCAGATCGGGGGTATACCATGCACTGGTATCTTCAATTCCTTAGCTATGCAGTTAACGGACTGCGTGAGCTGAACTTTGATGTACTGCAGAACATCAAGAGTGTTCGTCTACCTATTAATTCATACAAGGCCGCTACATTGCCAATCGACTACGTAGACTATGTTCGCGTAGGCAACGAGGTGGGTCAATACATCTATCCGTGGAGCGAGAAGGATGATTCATTCAATCGCCTAAACAAGTTTGACTCACAAGGAAACAAGATCTCTTATGGCGACGTCGAAGCGACCAATGGTGTTCTTCCTAATAACTGGGAAGGGTTCTGGTACACGAATTATATTAATGACAAAGGAGAACATCTGGGACGTATATTCAATAATCGCCCGGGCTACAGAGAATCCTTTGTTATCATCCGAGAGCGTGGTGAAATACAATTAGACGTAAGCTACACCGGCAATGAGATCGTGATGGACTACATCTCTGACGGCATGCTTCTGACTGCCAGCAACGCTATACATCCATATGCCATCGAGGCGATCAAGGCTTACATATTCTGGAAGCAAAAAGAGAATGGACGTCATTTCAACATCACTGAGCGCCAGCTTGCCAAGGATGAGTTCTACAATCAGCTTCGTGTATTGAAGGGACGAATGAATAACATGGACACAGGAGACATCATTCGCAGCGTACGCGAAGCATATGGACCTGTGATAAGAAACTAATATGCCTGTATCAAAGAAGACATTTGTCGGTGGCATCAATCAGGATGATGCAAGCTTTATCGTAGGCGAGAATGAATATCTCGGCGCGTTAAACATCCGCTTTGCCACTACTGAAAATGGCGAGGTCGGTAAGATAACTAATATTGAAGGTACTGTCGAAAAGAACCAGACTCAGGACAGCTCAGGCGCCATAGTTACTTGGAACTTGCCCGCTGGCGTTAACCGTACAATCGGTGCCATTGAGGATACTAAGAACCGCCGGCTGATCTGGTTTAACTGGAACTCTTTTAACTTCCACGCGATCTACTGCTACGATGCAGACACAGATCTCATCTACACCGTTCTACAGCAAAGCAATACGTCTACCCTCCTGAATTTCCAAGAGGATAAGTATATACACAGCGTCTCTATGATCGGAGACCTGCTGTACTGGACCGACGATTACAACGAACCAAAGAAGATTAATGTTGATGCTGGTATCAAAATGAACCACAGGTTCTATGATACCACTGTAGCTCCATACGAGCTGTTCTCTTTGTATATAGCCAATGGCGGAACCGGGTATATTAACGGATCATACAACAATGTTCCACTTACTGGAGGAACTGGGACTGGGGCACTGGCGAATATATCCGTTGTCGGAGGTGTCGTAACATCTGTTACATTGCAGTCTGGAGGCACAGGTTATTCTGCTGGGAACACCCTGTCTGCCAGCAATACGAATCTAGGCGGTAGCGGTAGTGGGCTGTCTATAACAATATCAAAACTGTTCGACCCAAAGGTCATCAGCTTGATCCGCCCTCAGCCGTGGGCTCCGTTGGTTGTAGAAAAGTCAATCGACAATGCGTTTACAAATAACTTCCTACAGTCTGATGCTTTCCAGTTTGCATATCGTTTTGTGTATCGTGACGGAGAGGTCAGTACATTGTCTCCTCTGTCTAAGCTGATAGATTACAATAGCGCTGCTGAGAATTCATCTAATTACAACTCTGTTAACGTGTCTGTCCAAACAGGACAGTGGATCGAGCAGGATGTGTCCAAGATTGAATTCGCCGTCAAATACATGACAGGCGGCAAGATGTTTATCTTCAAGACCATCAATAGTCCTTCTATCCTAACCGGACACAACAACGGATCTACTATCACGTTTAAGTTTTACAATGACGTTGTCGGAACTGCTATTGATGATGCCACTTCGGTTAAGCAATTCGACTCAGTGCCTATCAAGTCGAAGGCTCTTGAGATTGCAAAGAACAGAATATTTCTTGCAAATAACTTAGAGGGGTATGATACTCCATCGATATCTTCTTTGACAATTGGGTCTAATGATGTTTCAACTAGTGGAATTATAGGCCAATGGTTCAAAATGAATTACCGCAAGAACGGTGTTCTCTATACAAAATATTTCTTGAGGGTAGAAAACATTACAGTAAACCCGGGATTCTATGAGAAGAATGCCGCGTTTGTTCCTCCTCCATACCCTACTACAGCAAACATCTCAACTGACTACACTTTCCGCGGAGGATCTAACTCAGCAATTGCTTCATACTTAGGTATCACTATCTCAGACATCCTGTCTTTCAGCTACGAGAATTCAGATGCAACAGTTACTGGAGCAACTCCAGTTGGACTTGCTAATAAGGTAGTATTCAAGAGTGATGCAACCTACCGCGCTGGGGTAGTGTTCTACGACTATGCTGGAAGAAAGTCTGGTGTATACACAAATGACAATATCAAGGCAGTCACTCCTGAAAGAAACTACAGTGGTACCTCTTTTGTCGAAAAGATCAGCTGGTCTCTTAGCAACAGTAATGCGGTTAACGAGATACCAAACTGGGCGACACACTACTCTGTTGTGCGCACAAAATCACTTCGGACAAATCTGTTTATCCAGATGCCTGCCGATGCTGTGCAGTACATTTCAAAGGATGCTGCTGGAGCTTATACAACACCAGTAAATACTTATTCAGCTACAGCTTTTGGTGTCGCCATAAAGGTAACCAGCTTGTTCAGCTATGGCTTGGGTTATGCATACCAAGAGGGTGACATCATGAAGTTATACACTTCATCTGGAAGCGTTTACAAGCTTCGCGTAAAAGACACTTACTCTGACTTCATCATAGTAGAACTGGCGAATGTGGGATCTAACCCAGCTGCAATGTACGAGGTGTACAGCCCTTACCTGCAGAGCGAAACTGAATACTACTACGAGGTCGGTGAGACTTACAAAATAAACAATGCCGGTACGCCGAGCAAGCAATACAGTTCTGTCAATGGCTACTTCACAGGGGATGTATCAATTTCTGAGAAAACTGCCGGAGCCAATACAAGGTGGGTAGAAAGCATGAGCCCGATCGATCGCTATTGGTCTAATTGGTACACAGACGCTGGGCGCCTTAACATTGTTACTCCAATTGGATCTGTCCGCAAGGAGGTATCGATATCTTACTCAAACACAATAATACCGGGAACAAACTCAAATGGTCTTAGCTCATTCGAAGCTCTTGACCAGACATCTGTTCCTACCGAGCTTGGTGGGATCAGCAGGCTGGTGTTCACATCAAAGACTATTACCGACGGTACAGTTATGTTGGCCATTGGTGAGAACGAAACCGCCAGCTTGTACTTAGGGGAATCGCAGTTACTTGACAATACGGGATCATCATTCCTTGCCAAGAGTACTGGCGTAATAGGCAACATCAATGTACTGAAAGGATCTTTTGGAACTATACACCCTGAGAGTGTTTTTGAATGGCAAGGATCTGTGGTGTTTTTTGACGCATACAAGGGATGCTGGGTAAGCTATGACCTCAATGGTCTTATTCCGATCTCCAACAATAAGATGTTTAAATACTTCAAGAAAGTTGGGCAGGATCTACTTGACTATAATGTAGACAATACAAACTACGAAGACGCTAATCCTAATCTATCTCTTCGAGTACTCGGCGGTGTTGATCCGTTCCATAACGAGTACTTGATGTCGATGCCTAGAATGTATTTGAATCCGCAGAACTATCTTCTTTCAGACATGGAGATAGCTAGTCAGACATACAGCTTTACAACACAGTTGCCAACACTGACAGCGACTCCAAACACACTATCCGGTTTTACATACGCATTGGGTTCAGGTCCTTCAGCACCACAATCATTCGTGATATCTGGTGTAAACTTGGCGCCAAATGGTAACGTAAGTGTATCGTGTTCTTCATCTTTTGAGGTATCAACTGATGGCGTTGGATTCTCTTGCTTGGCCACTCTAGTTTATACCGGCACTGGTACATTCCCGTCCAACACTTTCTATGTAAGAATGAAGTCAGGCGTTAGTGCTGGGTCATATAACGAATTTATCAGCATCACTGGCGGAGGCGCTTCTACTACTGTTTCACTGCTCGGATCTGTTACTGCGCCTATAACTCCGTATTTGATCATAACGCCAAATGTTATTGGTGGTATGTCATATGTTTATGGGGCTGGACCTTCATCGTCTAATTCATTCACAATTGTAGGAGGAAATCTCTCACCAAGTTCTGGCAACATATCTATCCCCGCATCCACCGAGTGGGAGTTTTCAACCACCAGTTCAACAACTGGATTCTCTAGCGCAGGCACAACTATCCCATACACATCAGGATCTCTTGCCAGCACTACTGTATGGGTTCGACTAAAGGATGGGCCACTACCTGACTTTTATACAAGTACGCTAAGTATTACAGGAGGTTCTGCAACTGCTTCATTGACGTTGTCTGGAGAGGTTGCTGATTTTGAAGTCATAATTATAAATTATGTTTCCGGTCCGGGTAACACACCGGGGCAGGCTTGCTTCAACTACATTGCAAACCCAGTAACTCTTTACACAAACACCTTCCCAAGTGTTGGTACTGTTCTGTATACAAACGCTGCGATGACTAATCTTTTCCTTGGGTACAGTTACGTTTTCATTGACGGAGGGTTGTGGGAGGTTAACTCATCTACAGGTACGATAGTAGCTTACTCTTCAACACAATGCTAAATGCCGACATACTCAGCAAACATATCGATTACTGTAATACCTGATAAGGTCTATAAGATCACTGCTCCGGCATCAGCAACTGTATACTATTCAAACACGTTGGTTTGGGGCAGTGGCGCCAACAATATTTTTGTTGCTAACGACACGACGAATTTAATTGTTGAATCACCTACCGCTCTTACCGGTGACATCACACTTACTGAGATAATGACAAATTTCTATGAGGCGTATGATGGTGTTGGTGGTACTTGGTGTTACCAGCCCGGGCTCGATCGGTTTACCAGTAAGTACAGCTTCCGCCCTGAGTGGATGAGTATGATCGGTAACCGCCTGTCTACATTTAAGAACGGCAAGCTATTTATCCACAGCGGCACATATAACACGTTCTACGGCAGGTCTTTTGACACTGCGTTGGCTGCTGTGCATAACGCAGATGGCAATACAATCAAGGTGTACAATAGTGTAGCTGTTGAGGGTGATACCCCCAGCCGCATGCACTTCCGTACTGAGGTGCCCAATGTCCAGAGCTCGGATCTGGTGACCTCAGAGTTCTCTGTCCGCGAGGGTGTTAGCTATTCCGACATCCTGATGGATCGCCTTAGCCCCAACACGACTGGTAGTTACGAAGAGAAGCTCTTCAAGGGTGACCGGGTTCGGGGTGAGGTCTGCAAGTTCATCTACTTCCTGTCCCTGCCTACTACACGTAAGTCCTTCAAGTTTATCAACATAGGATTCAACCCAGCTCGGGGGCAGTCAGTATAATATCACCCCCTGTTTATCAGTGGGTTTAGATAGGCATAATCGATTTTTGCACGTTACTAAATTATTTAGCTATGGCAGGTTTGGGTTTACAATTGGCCGGCTCCGGAATGAAGATGCTTGGCGGGCTTTTTGGGATGATCCGTGGTCGTCAGATGGAAAAGGAGGCGAAACGTATCAATCCTTTGTATGAGAATTACCAGACCAGCGGTGCTGCTAAGGCATTGGCGGGGATGGCTCAGACAAACCTTAATGCAGTCAATCCTCTTTTTGCTGCACAACAGCGACAGATATCTGGATCTCAGGCCAATGCTATGGCAGGTCTGAATCGTGGCGCTATGGATGCATCACAACTTATTGCCGGCGCAGCTGGTATGCAGGGTCAGGCAGATCAGGCATCCTTTAATCTAGGAATGCAGGAGCAGGCTAATAAGCAGCAGAATATGCAAAACTGGATGCAGGCTCAGAATGTGCTTCTCGGTGAAGACCGAATGAAGTATCAAGACATGCTTACAAAATTCCAGTTTGATCAAAACCAAAAGAATTCATTGCGATTTGGCGGCGCAAATGCTGTAGTCGGTGGACTAGGCCAAATCGGTGCAGGACTGATGCAATCAGGTACATTGATTAATGACGCAGCTGGCAAGGTATTCAACGCAATGGGTGGAAAAATAAAGTAACGATGTCTGATTTCATAATAAGATACGACCAATCTCAAGACGCTGCTTTTAGCGAAGCAATGGCTCAACGGGCTAGGATGGATGCTTTACTACAGCAGCAAGCTGAAGCAAGGCAGAGGACTTTTATGCAGGAGGTTGAGCAGAAGCAGGATTTAATGAAGCTGATTCAGCCTGATGTAATGAACCCTAAGCTAGAAATAGAGATAGCTGATGTAGCCATCAAACAAGTCAGAGATGGGGTGGCTGAGTTTATGAAAACAAATCCAAACGCTTCATACTCTCAATTGAATCAATACATAACTGGTGAGCTAGAAAAGATTAATCAGTGGAACAATAGTGTAAAGACTATCAAGGCTAATCTTGAAAATAAGTTCAAAGATGTTAAAGGGGATGCTGTAAGCATAAATAGTTGGAAGAGTGCTGCGCTTACAGATGCACTGTATAAAACAAACCCAGACGGCACAAAAGTACTTAAAGGTCTTAAAGATCTTGAGCCCAACTATGACTACGCAACTAAAGCGTGGCAAGAGAATGGATATAGCTTCTTGAGGCTACCAGAACTACAGTCCGGAATCACTAAAGGACTGAACGAACTTCCAAGGGAGAAGACGAAAATATCTAAGACCATTGGCGCCACAAGGACAAAGCCCGGTGAGAAGAAAGAATTCTACATCGATATCCCTACCGCATTTCAGTGGGATGAGGGAGTTGGTAAGCTAGTGGTAAAGAAGGGTAAAGACGGTCTCATCGACAACGATGTCTACACAATGTTCGCAGGTGGTGAAAACTCACCCAACGATAAATTTTTTACTAAGATCACAACTGATCAGATCAAGCAAGACCCAATTGCATCCGCAGAAATATTTGATGCAGACGGCAAAATAATTGACCAGACCAAATTTGATAAAGCCAAGAAGAATGTGGTCACTGGATACTTAGAGAAGTTCGCTCCCAAGGTAGAGGCAGATGTTACTCAGCAGATGCCTGCTAAGAGTTCTGGAGGTTCTGGCGGTTCTGGCGGTAGTTCAAACGTAGGCTCCAATTGGATGAATGAGATGGAGACTGCGTGGAATAGCGGCGATGCTGATAAGATCTCGAAGAAGCTAAGGACTCTTTACTCAGGTGGAACAAAGCTAGAGACTATTGGGTACGACGGCGTAAACATAGTTGCAAAATTCAAATCAGGATCTAAAGATCCGATCACAGGAGAACCACTGCCTGCAGAGGTTATAATCCCAGCTTCAGATCCAGATGCATTAGCCAAGATCGCTGGACTGTACCAGACTGCCCGTGGCGCTGATAAGGGCGTAGAGGGTTTTGTAGATAAGAAGGTAAAGGTTTTCTAAAACAACAAGCATGAACAAAGATCAGGTTAAGAAGTTATACGATGCAACCAGTCAGGAGTATGGGTTGCCTGAGTTCAATCTATTCTTCAACTCTTTGCAGGATGAGAAGAAGCGTAAGGAATTCTTTGATCTAGCCAATGTGAAGTATGACATCGGCAATTCGGTCGAGGAGTTCGAAAACAACCTTGGTCTTAAAAAAAAAATTCAATCCGAAGAACTGGTTCAAATCGAGCCGGAAGAACCAAAGAAAAGTGGTGGCGCAAGTTTGCCGATGCAGTCAAACAATGCATCAAATTCTTCCCAATCAGAATTACCATCTCAATCTCCATCGGTAAGTAAACCTGTCTACGATTTTGGGGCTACTGACGTAGACATTAAGTCCAACGCAAAAAAACTATTCGATCAATTCTACTCCACTTCAAAGAAGAAGGTAGATGATGCCATGGCCGAATACAACTCACAAGTTGATTGGCTGAACAACGAGATTAAAAATGGCGGAATCACACGGATGGAAGTTGATTCATTGGCAAAAGGGTTTAAGGCGCAGGCTGACCGTAAGGTAAGAAAAGCAAAAGAAGAGTATGATGTTCAGGTTGCAGATGTAACAGAGCAGGCCAACTCTTTGCTATCTAAATTTAAAACAGGAGAAAAACCTGTAACAGTTGGCGAGCCACTAAAGAATCTTCGTGGCGCCGATCAGACAAAGATCGCAGCTCGTGCAAAAGAACTAGGTGTTGATGCGCTTGCATTGTCTTCTGCCATCAATGACTTTGAGGCGGATGATGATTTCATTCTGTCCAAGGTAAACGAACTAGTAACCAACAAGCCACAGTACGACAAGAGTAAGGCCGCTTACACATGGCGCAGTATACTTAAGCAGACCATGAAAAAGAATGGTCTTCCATATGATGAGATCAATAAAAAATTTGACTTCGCTACACAGCTTCAGAAGCTGGACGTAGATCCAAAGTCTGGAGAAAAGGTTACAGCTACATACGCATCATCTCTTCAGCGTGTATCCAAAATCCGGGACATCATCAACGAAAATATTTCTAAAGAGGGTGACAGACGCGAAGCGATGCGCGCTCTGAATATTGACGCATACGCTGCCATCTATCAGGGTATGAAGGAGCAGGAGGTTGTTAACGGTTGGGCTAAGACTGGTAACGTATTCATCGGAGCCGGTCTTGATATGCTCAAACTAACAGACCCTCAGCGAGCTAAGACTCTAGAAGAAAGAATCAACAACCAATACGCAAGCAATGAAGATAAAGCTCTGTACTTACGAGAGCTTGAGAATATAGGATTGAATGCAATTACATTTGAAGTTGACCGAGGTTTCAATAGAGCTACCCGTTCAGATAACGTGCCATCCGAGAACTTCCTCAATGCTCTTACAAACTGGAAGAGTCTGGCTGAGCAGACCAAGAGATCACAAATCAACAGATACAGTGACATCACAAACGCAGACGTAGATCGTATGCTTCTCGATGTTACAGAGGGGCTTGAGACATCTACTGGTACTAAAGCTGTGTACAACATAGCAGCTGGTGCTAGTGAGTGGCTTGAGAGAGGTCTTTCTGGTATATGGGATTACGCAACCAAGAATGAGGAAGAGCGGATCGCGGCTGACATGAAGCGCGACCACTCAAAGTATATCACTGAAGAGGTATTGAACTACGGAGACGTAGGTTCTTCTTTACGTGAGGCTGAATACATTCCTAAGCTTGTAGATCCTGAGATCAAGAAGCAGGTGGATGGTATTATGGCCAACACATCTATGTCTCGTAATGAAAAGTATGAGGCTGTATACCCTTTGATCAAGAATGCATATGCATCAGGTGGGATAGAGTTCTTCTCCAATCCTAACAAAGGTAACATCAATCTTACCTCAAAGAACGTGCTGCACTTGTTGTCTACATCAGGTGCAAGATCTGTGGGTAATATGATTCCGGCGGTAATTACTGGTGGTGGTGGATCAACGGCATTGATTGCTGGACTTGATGCTGCTGCTATGAAATATGATGAGCAGTTCCGAGAAGGAGAGAACAATCCTCTGGCCCGGTCACTTAGAAGTGGTCTAACTGTAGGTGCTTTGGCTGGTATTATGGACGAGGCTGCTGCTTTTTCTAAGGCGCTTAAAGGTGGTAGTGCTTCTCTGGTTGCCAAGCCTACGGCTATCGGATCTGCCAAGACCTTTGGCTCTTCGGTAGGTAAGGAGATATTAGAAGAAGAGCTTACGCTGGCTTTGGATGGTGACTTAGTTAGAGACTGGAAGGAGACTATGTTGTCTACCGCCATCATTGCTCCACTGTTCGCTGGTCCTACTGCTATAATTGACAACCGTCGATCTTCTGAGATGTATCGCCAGTTGTGGTACGAAGCTGGTGCAACCCCTGAGCTGACCAAGAATGGTCTTAAGAAGATGCGCACTGAGGGATCTATCACTGAGTCCCAGTACAACGATGGGATGAAGCGTGTGGATCGCATGAGCCAGATCGTGGCCAACATGCCCAAGACAGACCTGAAAGGGAATCCACTGAGTGATAGCCAGAAGGCGAAGTATGCAGACAACCTAATGAAGAAGTATGACGCTCAGGCTATCCCTGAGACGTTGCCTACGAAGGTTGCTGAGAATATAACTAACGAAGCACAGAAGGCTGATGAGGAGAACGCTGCCATTCTAGAGGGAACAATGCCAGAGCCTCCTGCTCCTGCAGCAGGCAAGAGACTGTTTAATGAACCTAACCCAGAGGCTGCTGTAATAGAGAATGAGTTTAAGGCTTCTAAAGGTATTAACACCCCCGAGCCTGAGAAGATTACAAAGCTTGACGAAGAGAAATCTAAGACTATTGCTGACGCATACGAACAGCTGGTTGACAGCCCAGACGATCCGGAGGTGCAGAAGGCGTACCAAGCTATGGCTGATGAAACAATGGATCAGTTTAGCGCCATCGAAAAAGCTGGCGTTAAGGTAGAGATCTGGACTGGTGAAGGAGAGCCATATAAGAACTCAGAGGAAATGATTAAGGATGTGCGTGACAACAAGCACATGTACATCTTCTCTACAGAAGAGGGATTTGGTGACAGTCCAATAACAGACCAGCAAAGACAACAGAATGCTCTTCTTAGAGATAGTGGTGTCAAGGATGTTAACGGCAAGCCTCTTCTGATTAATGACATATTCCGGTTTGTCCATGACTACTTTGGTCATACTCGGTTAGGTAATTCATTTGGCGCCATCGGTGAGGAGAATGCTTGGAACGTACACGCTAGAATGTACAGTCCTCTCGCCCGTCGCGCTATGACTACCGAGACTCGTGGCCAGAACTCTTGGGTGAACTTTAATAAAGCGTACCGCAATCCTGATGGTACGATGAAGAAGAAGGGTGATGAAGGGTTTGTGCCACCAGCACAGAGACCTTTTGCTGAACAGAAGATGGCTTTGCTGCCAGAAGAATTCTCTAATATAGAGGATAACTATTCTGTTAAGCCAGCTGTGTCACCATTAAGACAACAACTGAGAGATCGTGTTGGGAAGGGAATGCAGGACAGAGTATCAAAAGCTTCTGCAGCCCTAGCGTCTACTGGCGTTGTTATCAATATGGTTGAAGACCCGGCAGAGTTCGACAACAAAGTCGCCCAGCTCGGGGGACAGAAAGGTCTTGAGGGAGTATTCATATCAGACACAGGTGAGATCTTCATCAACAAATCTAAGCTCGATCAGGGCATTGCAGATGGCCGTGTTATCTGGCACGAGGCTTCTCACCCTGTTGTAAATATTGTACGGAACACCAACCCTAAGTTGTTCAATCAGGTTATGTCTGGGCTCAAGCAGGCTGCTGCCAATAACAAAGGTGTAGCAGATGCACTGACTTGGGCTGAGACTAACTACGCAGAAGACGGTCAGGGTACAATTGACGATGAGGCTGTGGTTGAGACCATCGCCGGTATCGCTGATGGGCAAATCGATATCAATAGTCTTTCTACTGGTCTGAAGCAATCTATTATAGAGTTTATTAACAGCATTGCCAAGGCTCTTGGACTGGGCCAGATCTTAAACGACACAGATGTAGCTGCATTCAAGAAGCTTGCTGGTCAGGTAGCTGATGCATTAACTACCGGTAAAGACATCTCTGAGATCGTAGGTCAGGAGAATGTCAAGAATTACATATCTAACCTAGAGTCCCCCGAGCTGGCTGCTGGTGGGACTATGAATGCCCCACAGGCTAGGGTTACAACTGCGCCTGCTGTAAATGTGTATGCATCAAAAGATGTTGTTCAGCTTGAGCAAAGAAGTCTTAATGATGTG